CGATCAATAATCCAGCGTTCGCCACGGCTGCCATAGCCCGTTACCTGAACCACAAAACGGCGATGACGTCCCGCCTGCACATCCACTGTCGCCACCAGGAAATTAACGCCATCCGGCACACTGCGGGAAGGAACTGGCTCTGCCCGCTGCTCAAGCAGTTCACTTTTTCGTTGCTCCATGCTGGCACGGGGAAGATAAGGTAATCCCCAGTCGGTATTGATAACCGTCTTGAGTGTTTCTTCACTTCCGGTTGTCTCGTATTCCTGTTCTGCAGTAAGCAGTTTGTAAACGAGTTGCGAGAGTGTCTGGTAAGCAGCTGCCGGACCCTCCATCCAGAATGACGCAATACGTGAGCGTCGGGGATCACCATAACGACTGCCATCCGCATTGATGGATTCACCATCCCGCAACCAGACCCCACGTCCGTTCAGCTCACGTTTTTGTTCAGGCATAATCCGTCCTGAACAGGAAGGACACTGAATATAAGCCGCCTCACTTGCCAGCACGGGATCGGCAATATCACGGAAACCAGCAACCACATCGCCGCAGGGCTGAAAATACTCACCACAGTGTGGACAGGGCCAGTACCAGCGACGGCGATCGCCACGGTTATAGAGCGACAGTATCCCCGTGGTTGGTGGAGCCTCATGCGGTGAAGTCCGTCGCCATTTCACATCCTTCACATCCCTGCCGGGGGAACTCTCCACCAGCGTCATACCACTGGACATAAATGTGGTGGTACGTTTTGAGGCAAGAGAGAAGGCATCCCCCTCGCCATCAATATCTTCCGGAAAACGGTCATAATCCGTCAGCGCGACGCATTTATAATCTGATGAGGACATGATATTGACTGACGGCCAGCCGATTTTCAGGTAGTTACCAGCAAGGAATGTTCTGTCATAAACGTTGTTGTCATTTTTGTTCGGACTCAGGCGACTGACCACTTCCGGGCTGACGCGAAACGTTCTGGCGAGTCGTTTTTTGGAGTGTTCGCGGGCTTTTTCCTCCGTCATCTGTATGATCAGCATATCAGCAGGATCGCAAATCACGTTGTAAATCACCCAGCCGTCAATCAGGCCGATAGTCTTGCCGGTTCGTGCCGGGCCAACAAATATCACTGCGTCGTATTCACGCGAGGCCAGGCAGTTCATCGGCTCAATAACATACGGTGCCACCAGCGGATCCCACGGGACTGAGTTCCCTGCCCCCATGGGCACCCGCATATACTGAGCAACGGCATCAGCAACCCGCATTCGTCTCGGTGCGCGAAGGATATAACCTGAATCGGTTCGTGCTGCCTTTGCGGTTTCCTGATTCAGCATTACTCCTCCCGCTGTAATTCCTCCTCATCATCCGCACCTGCTTCGGTCACCCGCAGGGCTATCTGATCGCGCAGATCATCAATAATGGACTGAACACGGCTCACAGCGGCAGGCTGCAGACCGCAGTCACGTTCAAGAATATCCGGTAATGTCTCCAGCACCTGCACGACCGCTTTTGCCCAGATGGCAAACTCCCGTCTGACATCACTGGCCGGAATGAGTTGTGCCGTTTCCTGTTCGAACTTAAGACGCTCACGTTCAGACTGATACCAGGCTTTGCGCTCATGCGCGTCCATTTCGCCTTCTGCAACCGGCGGTGGTAATGCCAGAAATGCCGACACAATATCAACCACCCGATAAAGCTTGAGGTTGCTTTCATGCCCCCCTGCAACGGGTAGATTTTGCAGCCTTGCCGCAGCAGTCTGGCGATGTACACCTGACAGTGCCGCCAGTTGACTGATATTCAGCGTCAGATTTTTTAACTCTCGATCCATACCCGCTCCAGAATGTTTTAAACATGCATCTTGCGAACAACTTTAGGCAAACGGTGTTAGTGATGAACAAAAAACAATCAAAATCGACACCACAAAAATAAAACCACTGCAATATCAATACATTACAGTAGTGGTGATGACGAATGAAATTTCAAAAACTAGCCTTTTTCCGCGACGCTCCCGCCCCGTGGCAGGCCACCCCACCGGGAGGACCCGTCAGCCTGACAGCTCTGACGAACGTCTGATACAACGCCTTGCATGAATGGCATCGGGATAATCCAGAAAGGCATAGCATCGTGCCCACAAGAATCTGTGTAAGTGTCCTGTTTCTTCCACCCCCGCACGGGACTGGCGAGCATGAGGGACAAACCCGCGAACCATAAACGCGGTAAAAACCCGGTGTGCATCGTTTTTGATTATTCCCGCACACTCGCGCAGAAGGAGTTCCCCGTCGGGCTACGGTCATGGTTAATGCGGGAATACGGCGACGATACAGCGCATAATGTGTCAGGCTTGAATACCTTTATCGAATCCCGGTAATAAAAACTGTCCCTGTCTCTCCAGACGTTCCAGCTTTGCAAGCAATTGAGGTTTTTTCGTTCTCCCCCAGCGATTGAGCAGACGGCCTGACATGCTGGCGACATCCTTCTCTTTCATGTACTCCAGCATTACGGCGTTACGTTCTGCTTCATAACTTTCGCTGTACTTACGGAGTTCTGCTGACATCCAGTTAAACGCATTGATATAGGCTTCTTTAACAGCATCGGCTTTTGCTCCGTTAAATCCCATAACCAGCATAACGAAGCCACTAAAGTCCATGCGGTAGTAAATCTGTTTCTTGTCAAAAATCCCTAAGTCATTGATTTTCTCGACGGCCCAAAAATGGGTTGTCGAGAATTCCTCAGAACATCTCAAACATTTAATAGCCCTAATCACATGCTGATGGCGTTTACCAAATGCCCTGGCAATCTGGAAGGTGTCAGTTACCGGTTGACCTTCTGCTGCGGTAACTAACTGGCGAAAGTCGAAGTCATGATTCGCAATTAATTCATTCATGGCGTTGCCTGCTTCTTTGAAATGAACCTTTGCCGCACAGGAAACCAGCCCACCGAGGCTCGCCAGCACTAACTGGTATCCTCAAAGGCCCATTCCAAAGGGTCAGGTTCGGTGTTTATTGTGCGCTGCGGTGCGCGGTGAAATACCGGTACAAAAATGCCCCGCATCTGCGAGGCATTTTCCTGAAAGTCACTTGTTAAATTTCAGTGAAATTAAAATTATTTTAAGCACTGCGTCCTGATGTACTCCTGCAGGTAGTTAACCTGCGCGGTTATCCTGTCGATTCCACTTCGGAGACGGTAATAATTGAGTTCAGCATCTGCTGTAAGTCCTGGGCTTTCTCCATCGCCCATGCCGCTGGCTCCGGTCGTTGACTTTGCACAGGTGGCGGCGACTTGCAGGCGCTTACGCCCAGCAGAAACATCAGCACGGAGACTTTCGATAGTCGCGTTAGCATCAGCAAGCTCCTTTGTGTATCTTGCGTCGAGTTCTGCTACATCACGTTGACGCTTCCGCATGTCAGCGATGGTGGCGTTCGCCTTCTCCAGTTCACTGGCCTTGTTATCGCGCTGCTCTTTGTAGGCGATTGCGTTATCACGGTAATGATTAACAGCCCATGACAGGCAGACGATGATGCAGATAACCAGAGCGGAGATAATCGCGGTTACTCTGTTCATTGCTGACCCCACAAACAGATTTCACGCTCAATCTCACGACGAGTCATGAGACCTTTCCATTGCTTACCGCCAGCATATGTCCAGCGACGTAGCTGATCACATGCGCCTTTGATATCGCCCTGGTTTATTTTGCGAAGAAGCGTCGATGTTCTGAAATTGCCAGCACCCACGTTGTAAACGAATGAGTAAAGAGCGCCGCGCATTGTTTCCGGTATATCGACTTTGATGTACGGGTTAATTTGTCTGGCGACCGTGGCAAGGTCTTTATTCAGGAGGGCTTTGCATTCTGCTTTGGTATACGTTTTACCGAGCATGATGTCTTTTCCTGTATGCCCGTGACATACAGTCCATACACCAACAATATCTTTGTATGGTATGTAGCTGACACCTTCCAGACCATCGTTACCACTTGGGCCAGTAATTAACACTGATGCTATAGCAATTGCTCCGCCACCAATAGCAGCAGCAACGGCTTTTCGTAATGATGGAGGCATTATTCACCTCTCGCAGCCTTGCGCTTATCTTCTTTAATCTTGAAATAAAGGTTTGTCAGGTACGTCAGCAGGCCAAATACCAGGCTACCCAGCACACCTATTGCTGCCCACTGTGAGGGCGTGACTTTATCGAGCAGCTGTAAAAACCAGTAACCGGCACTACCTGCTGAGGTGCCATAGGCGACACCCGTTGTTAACTTATCCATGGATTTCATAACCCCACCTCGCAGACAAAGCGGGTGTAAATTGAGGGAATACAACGTATCGCAAAAAAGCAGAAACGTAACAGACTCGGAGTCAGTGAATAACTCAGGTATTGGGTTATCAGCTAATATCGAGACTCAAAAAATGGAAAAACCCGCTCGACGGCGGGTTTAAGCTGTGTGACGAAGTAACCACTCTTAACAGCATAACCAATTTTTTACGTACGTAAACCACTAAATGATATTTGCGAGAATGCTACCGAGTATTGAAAACACCACTACAAATACATAAGCAAATCTCAACAAATAACCAACAAATAATTTCCAGCGTTATTTTTAGCTGGTTTAAATTGAATCTTCAAATTATAGAGCACTTATAA